GGATGAAATTCATATCTATGATATGGAGACTGTGGTGAATGGTCGACCTGGTTTGAGATTCGTAGATAAGATGAATCGGAGTTCAAGTGCTGGTGCGCCTTGGCGCAAGTCAAAGAAATTTCTTTTAGAGTATTTGCCGTCAGATGATGTGTGGGATTCTCCTGTGAAACTTGATGATGAAGTTGTCACTAGAGTTCATGAACGTTTGGATAAGTACCGTCAAGGTTTTCAAACTCATCCTATGTTTGTGTCCCATTTGAAAGATGAAGCTGTCAAGAAACAGAAGATATTGACTGCAAAAACGCGTGTGTTCATGGCTTCGGCTGTAGATTTCACTGTGGTTATGCGTATGCTGCTTCTACCCTTTGTTAGGGTGATGCAGATTAATTCTTATGTTTTCGAGTCAGCACCCGGAATGGAAGCCCAGACAGTTGCCTGGGACCACCTATATCATTATATTACCCAACATGGAACCAATCAAATGGTTTCTGGAGATTTCAAAGATTATGATATATCGATGCGTCCTCATGTGATTTTATGGGCATTTGAAGCTATTGTAACTTTTATGAGAAAGTCCGGTGCAACTGAAGAGCATTGTCGTATGGTGGAGAGTCTAGGATTTGATATAGCTTTTGCTCTTGTAGATTTTAATGGAACATTGGTAACGTTGTTTGGTAAAAATCCCTCTGGACAAGCCTTGACTGTTGTGATAAATGGTATCGTTAACTGTTTGTATATGCGGTATTGTTACGTCAGTCTGTCTCCCGAGTTAGTTGATCCATTGAGAAGTTGGAACGATTCGATCGCTCTGATAACTTATGGAGATGATAATAATATTGGGGTCAGTCAAGAATGTCCATGGTTTAATCATACAGCAATTGCTAGAGTATTAGCTGATTGCAATATAACTTATACTATGGCGGACAAAGAGCGCCAATCTGTACCCTTTATATCCATAGAAGAAGTAGATTTTTTGAAACGAAAGTACAGATATGAACCAGAACTTGGAGCGGTTGTTGCTCCATTGGAAATTGCCTCCATCCACAAAATGTTGATGATAGGAGTGTTGTCGCAACTGACACCCGAGGCACAAGCTATTGCAGTTGCAAGGTCTGCACTAGATGAGGCCTTCTTTCATGGGAAAGAAGTGTTCGAATTTTGGTACAGGCAAATTCATGAGATGATAGATGAACAGGATCTTTCTGTTTATCTTGAATCAACCCCGTTGCCCACTTGGGAGCTTCTTTGTGAGCGTTGGCGTCGGAATTCGGAAGCGTATTTGCGTGACCTGTTTTACGACAATCCCACTGAAGACGAAAAACGGCATCGGGTATTTGGGGGTGTCATTCGTGTAATGGCATCCCTTCCTTTGCAAGGTAGTGAAGAAGAAGAGATTCTTATTCGTCCTTGTTTACATTGTGGTCGTAATCGTTTTGATGATTACGACATGGACTGTCCACACTGTCTGCAAAATGATGTGTGTGAACGGTGCGGGGCATTGTCTTCTACTATTAAAAGAAGAATAATGCCTGGGTATATGTACATGAGTCAAGTATGTGATTCGTGTTTTGTTGAAGCTTGGGTTTTGGCTCATGCTACATTTAGTTCACCGCACCGGGGTTAAACAGTGACCCTATCCCTTTGAACAATTTTATTCTTTATTGTTTATTGGTGAAATGCTATACCTAAAGATGTTTACTGCGTTGATACAGTATAAAATCAACGATTCGTTATTAGGTTGACAGCCTTTTAGCGTCTTATTTAATTGTTCAAAATCATTTAAAACAGATTAATTGCTTTGATCGTTTAAGCGCTTTCCTTTTGGATTCGCAAAAGCAAGGTTGGGTGTCTTGCCTTAAAGATACCGAGAACGGGATGGATTTCCCGTGCATGCCTTTGCAGGGTGATGTTGAACCTGCTGAGGTGAATAGAGTTGAAAATCATCAAACTACCTCTGGTGTTACAAACTCACAAACTGCTACTTTCATTGACGCTGATGTTGGTGAAGTGGTGGCTTACGAGAAGCCAGGTGCAGATTTTGAATATGATGCTCAAGCTCAAGTCGGGCTAACAGATTTTCTATCGCGTCCAACGTTGATAAAAACTATGTCTTGGACTGAGTCTGGGTTATCTGAAACCCAAATCGACCCATGGTCGTTGTTTCTCAATACTGCTCAGATCAAGTATAAACTTAATAATTTTGCTTGGTTAAAGGGTACTTTGAAGGTTAAAGTTGTAATAAATACTTCGCCATTTTATTATGGTGCTGTATTGTGTGCATATACTCCTTTATATACAAATGTGACTAGTCCTTCAACATCGGGCACGGGTTTGGTTACCTGGTCACAAAGACCGCACATTTGGATTTATCCACAAACGAATTCTGGTGGAGAATTGACTTTGCCATTTCTCTACCCTCAGAATTTTGTTGACGTTAC